CGAGCCAATTCGGCGTCGGCGGCGAGCTGCTCGGCCGAGGCCACGTCGGCGGCCACCTCGGCCACTACTTTCCGAGACGGCGTAGCCATGTATCCACTCCTTGGAAGCCGATGTTCACTCCGTGCCGTCGCAGGGCCGCCGCAATCGCCGTGGCGGCGGGCCGCCGCTTGCTACCGAACGTGCCGGCCTTCCACGCTGCCAGGATCTCGGCGGCCAGTGCCGCCTGCTTGGCGTCGAGCCGGTCCCACCAGGGCCGTACGCCCGGGTTCTCGGGGATCAACGCCGCCACCTCTTCGATAATGCTGGCCTTCGCCATGGCATCACTCCTCGTGGTCGTCAGGCTGTCGGAATCCTTCCGCATCGAGCAGGGCGCTGACCGTCTCGGAGAACTCGCACACGGCGTCCTCCGACAAGTCGGGCCAGCGGGCATGAATGAGTTCGTGGAGGATCGTGTCGAGCAGGTCGGACCCGTGGAGGCCCGCCCGCAGGAAGATCGTGCGGGTCTTGTAGTCGCATTTGCCGTCGCAGTCCCGCAGGCGGGCGTTGCGCTGGATCTTCCAGCGCTGGTCGCCCACGTAGACCGTTCGTCGTTTGCGAACCGGTGCCATGCCGGTCACGCTACATGAGGCGTCCAGCGGGCGAGTGCCGCTGCGGCCCGCCGGTCGAACTCGGCAGCGGCATCCGGGGCGAACCGGCGATTGACGATGCCCGGCACGACCTCGCCCCGGGCGATCTCGGCCTTGGCGGCACAGGCGTGCTGGAAGACCAGGTTCCCGTTGCTGTCGTGCTGGCAGATCGCCGGATGCCGCCACGCAGGGTTTTTGGGCGGCATGTGGTATCGGACCCCCACCAAATGCCACGCCAGGAGAAACGTGTCTTTGTCGCCGTAGACGAACTGGTAGACCTCGTCGCTGTGGTCGTTCAGCACCAGGGCCACGTCGAGGGCATGAAGGTGCCGGCGGCGGTTCACCAGGATTTGCCCAGACTCAAACGGCCTGGCCGTCGGCACGGGCTCGAGGCCCACGGCCCGCCACGCGCCCTCGGGCACCCACTGGCCACGTTCTCGGCTGGGCGGCAGGTCAGGCCAGAACATCGCCCCAGCCCTCTCGTAGGCCGTGTCGCGGAAGAGGTACGTGGGATCCACGGCCGGCACATTGTCGGCGTCCAGGAGCATGACCTCGGCGAACCCGCAGTGCCGCAGGGCAAACGACTTGAGCCACCACCCGGCGTGCTGCGGCGACCTGGCCACGGACCTGGTGGCAATGCCGTGCTCCCGGCAGTATTGGCCCACGTCCACTAGGCGGACGCCCGGCTCGCTTGTGAACACCGACCGCATCGGCTCGGGCATCTCGTGGGAGAAGTGCCACAGCTCGACCGGCAGCGTGCAGCCCAGACCCCGGAGCGTGGTGATGAGGTTCCACGCCAGACGGCCGTAGAGCTCGCCACCGGCGACGACGACGAGGCCACGGTAGTCGGCGACCGTCGGCAGCGGCGGGGCCGCAGCGGCGAGACGGTCAGCGAGGGCGGTGCGGAATGTCATGTGGAGCACCAATTCCAAGACGTGGCGAGCTTGTCTACCACGTCACGGGTCGGCCGGAAGCTGCGAAAAGACGGCCATCGGGCGTCCCTGAGTGGTGTGCCGCTAGCGTATGGCGGCTGGAGGCTAATCCGCAGGGGGTGGGGTGATAGCTTGCGTCGCCTTGCCCCACTTGCCGGCCGGACACTCCTGGTCGGCCCAACTCAGTTTCGACACAAAACCAGGAACCCGAGACACACCGCAGCCGCACAGGCTGCAGGCGTTGTTTACCAAGTGCGCGCAAGCCAGGCAGATGTCGTGCCGGCGGATGATCTCGGCTTTATCGCACATAGGCATACCGGCGGCGACGTGAGAAGCGGCGGCATGCGCAAACGACATAAGCCTAGAAAACAAATCTGGCGACTGATCTGTTAGTGCGGAAATGCTGGGCTTTAATGCACGCAATGGCTCTAGCCCACTGCTTGCAAAGCATTTCGCCTGCGGCACCTCTCCGCACACCAGGCACACGCCACTCTCGCCTGGAACGCAGCTATCCAAACGTCACCTCAATCGACACTTGCCAACGCACGCCGGCATACACAAACCCGAATGCGGTCGCAGTATTTGGCGGCGGAGACGGAACGTCAGGCAAGTTTGATCGCACGACTTGAAACACGGTTTCGTTGCTGTTTACGAACTGAAACAAGTAATAAGTTTGTTGGTACGTTGATTGATTGGCTAAAAAATCCCACACAGCAAATGGTCGCACGTTGTCACGAAAGTTGCGCGCACAAACAAATGGCCAGTCAATATACGCGACAAGCCCGCATGGCCGTAGGCTAGAGCCCAGCGCGACGTATCCAAGTCGTCCACTCTGCGCATATTCTGGAGGGTATCCAAACACATCTCTTTCGCAAGCGGTTTGTAAGCCAATCTGCGAAAACACAGTTGTGTCTTCAGTACACACGCCCAAAGGCCCCGCCGGCCCAAATGGAACGCAAGAGCAATATGGCATCCTGCCGGTCGGTGTAAGAAACAATTCAAGTTTTCTGTACAGAGTTACGGACACAGGGGTACTCGGAAGCCCCAGTCCGTTTGAACAGCATGGAAGAATTTCTTCGCAACACTCGCAGTTAGCGGCGACGCCACCGCTCTTGACAATGACTTGATTGGTTTTTGTTGCAATCGGCATGCCGTTACGCGCAGTTAACTGTGGAGATCCACTTTAAAACGCCGGTGTTGCTGTGTGCAAGCACCTGTTCTGCAGAATTGTTGTAGTCAGTTAACTGCGTAAGATCGAGCGAAACGAGCACCCACTCATTCGCCACGTTCGCAATCTGGCATGATGCAACGCTTGATGGGTTGACGCTTGCCCAATAATTCATAACCGAATACGTCACAGAACCGTCGCTTTCGTCGGTCACAGTCGCCGCATTGTTGATTGGCCAAGATCCTTCAAATGTTCCACGGACCAATCCGCTGCGCCCGCCGAATCGCACGAGCCCCCACTTGCCAGGTCCAGTGCCTGTTTCCTTCCACAAAATCGTTGCATTGCCGCCGCCTGTTTGGAGTTCGGTGCGGGAGTTGACTTTCGGTCCGGCCGTGGCATCGGCCGCGTTGAGAACGTCAAGCTTCACCTGAACCACGCCATCCACGGCAACCTGGCCGATGGCTCCGTTGCGGATGGGCTCCACGGCAACTACGAAAGCGTCATTTGTCGATGCCGTCGGTGTGTTGCCTTGCAGCACTGGCATCATCTGGAAGCTACTAACCGACGGCCCGGTGGGGCCCGATGGCGATACTTCCAGCCCAGAGATCCGCAGCACGCCCCATAGCGGCACGTCCTGGCCGCTATTGTTCCTGCACGGAAGGGCCGTGAACGGGGCCCGGGTGTCCTGGGCGGCGTTTGCCTGCGTGCCATACCGCTGCCCCAGCACGATGTCCGCCGCATCTTGGGCGCGGTTCCACGCCCGGGCCGAGATCGCCGACTTCAGCGACTGCCCCTGCTCGATGCGTCCGTCCTGGCGAGGCATTAGCCACCCACTCCGGTGCCAATGCCGAGGTCGGCGAAGTTGGCGTCACGGTACACCCGATTCACGTAGACGTGCTTTGGTACCTTGACGGGCGTGAAGTCGGACACGTCGTCCTCGTACCGCACCCACAGGTACTCGTGGCCCTTTTTCTCAATGCCACTGATGTTGCCAACGGTGAGTGCCGGCAGCGACTGCCCAGCACCTGCGTTCGGGCTGGCAAGAAACTTGTACGTCAGACTCCACGGGCCGTCGCCTTTTTCTGCGTCCCATTCGTGCGATCCCGACGCACCAAGAAACAAAACTTCGCCAGCCGGGAACGTACGAAACGCAGCGTTATTGACCGTGCCTGTGACACGAGACAATGCCTTGATGTAGGCAGTGGTGACGTATGCAGCCGGCACGTCGTAGCTCTCCGTCCACTGCAACGCCGGAATGACCACGTCCACGCCCTGAACGGAATTGCCGTCCACGCCGATGATGCCCGACATATCTGGCGCAGGGTCTGCAAGGCCGGGCTGATACTTGCGTTCCCCAGTATCTGGCGGAACGGCGATTGCCTGCGTCATGTGCGACGTCTGGCCGCTGGTGTCAAACGACCGGCTGCGGCGGAAACCGTTGCCGCTGCCGTCGCC